GTGGGTTTTTTCTTTTGTCATTAGAATGAGAAGAGAAAATCATAGTATCTGTTCCCGAACCTAATGATTTTAATTTCTTAACTAGTAATGCATGACCTGTGGTAGGTGGATTGAATCGACCAAAAGAGAATGTTGCCTCTTTGTCTTTTTTCTCTGTTAAAAAGGTTTGTAATGTTTTCATTATTTGTCCCAATTCTTCTGTGCAGTGAAGTTATTGAATGCAAACTCCATTCTATCTACGAGTTTTACTGCACTTCCTTTTTTGTCTATTGCAACATAACCTTCGGGATTCACTGCTTCGAATCCGTTATCTGTCTTTTTGAAGGTTCCTATACTCTTTACTCTATTTAGGACATTTATAATCATTTGTTTGGCCTCTACTAAATGACCCATAAATTTTGTTAGATTATCTATTAGTTTTTTTAGAGACCTCATTTCGTTGTAAATCTGTTCACCAATTTCTCTTTTGATTTGTTTAGTCTTCTCTGTTTTTACTTTACCTACAACTTTGTCTCTCCAGTATATTTCGAAGTATTTCATATAATCCACATACGAAGGATTATATTTTCCTGCCCTTATGAGTGAATTACAATATGTTTTATAACTTGCACCAGCTCCTTTTTTACCAATTGCACCTTGTAATTCCATGAACTTCTGTAAATCATTTCTTTTGATTCCGTGAAATGCTTTACCTGCCTTTGATAAAGCTCCAGTCAATGCAAGAGTTTCTTTTGCAGTCATAGAACCTTTACCACTTACATCTTTATAACTTGCATCGTCAATCCATACATCTGAACTACTTCCTAGTTTAGATATGTTTGCACCAAAACTTGCAGATAGACCCTCTATATCTGAACCTGTATATGTTGTATGAAAAACAATACCCATTTTAGACCTTGCAATCTCTTTTCCTAAATCTGAATCTACTTGAACTGCATATAAAATTGTATTTGGTTGAAATGTTATGAAAGACTCATTACCTATCTTTGTCATTTTTGTATCGTCTGTATACATTAAATCACCTTGCATGATTGTATTCCAAGATAATTTAGATAGGTATTTGTATGCAGTCAGAAACTTACTTTTTAATTCACCCGATAGTTCCTCTGCATTTTTGATTTCTGATTCGGAAGTATAATATAGGGGGGTCTTGTTAAATAATGATTTCTTTGCAACAAAGAATTGACCAGTCTCGGGGTGTTGACCACAAAAAATAGCAGGAGCTCCGTCCCACTTTACTGTCATATTTACACCCGAGGTTGCATTACCTTTTAACATATCACGAAGACCTTGCATAAAGTTTATTGCACCACGACCACCGTCAATTCCTTGATTGATGATTTCGTCCTCTATATGTTCTAGATGTAAATTCTTTGCAGCCATAATTTATTCTCGGAATTATGTGCCTGCAGCTTCTGCTATTGCTTGTGCCTCTTCAGCTGTCTCGTCACCTGTATATCCTGCGTCAATTTTTGCTTGGACATTTGACTTCTCTGTATCAAAATTTTCAACTTGTGACTTTAAATCAGCTAATCCTGATGATTCAATCGAAGATAAATTAGACCCATTATCTGACCAATGTTTCCATTGATTGTAAACTTCTAATTCGTATCCTGTAGAACTCTCACTTGCAGAAGGGTTTGCAGTTCTCCATTGACTATAAAATGCGTCACCACCAGCACCCGTGAAAGACTCTTGTAGTGCTAGAGGGTCACCATAATATATGTCCCAAGTGTTTGAATTGCCTTCAATCCAATCAATTTGTTTTTGTGATTCTGCTTTAAACGCATCTAATTGCGTTATTCGGTCTGAATGTGCGCCCATATTTTCTCCCTTTTGAGTTATATGAACTATTTATATTTTTGAAAGGGGTGAGGAATGAAGTTTATCCTCTAGTTGGTCTATTTTGAGTTGCACGATTTGTGCTTTTTTGAGGTCACCTTGTCTTTTTAATTCACGAAGTTCCTTCTTAAGTTCTATCTTAAGACTGATAGTATCAATAACTGTAGAAGGTTTTAGTGTTTTACTCATAATAATTAGTATTTATGCAACAAGAATACAATCATCACTTAACGGGTCTTTGCAGTTATTTGTATAATCTTCATGGTCTTCATGTTTAATTGGGTCTTGTCGATAATCATGTATTGGTTCAAGACCAGCACACCCAAGTAAAAATACCAAAGGTATAAGAATATATAATCCATATATGAGTCTTACGACTCTACGATACTGTTTCTCACCTTTTTCAGTTATATCATACATTAAAAATCTCCGTCTGCAACTTGAACAACAGTGGTTCCTCTTTGTCTCCACATATCAACAACCTTGTTTCTGTCGTCAAAAACCAAGTCAATTTTACCACCTAACTCTTCAAACTTGTCTGCAAGTTCAGATTTGAATTCTTCATCGGGTCTGAAATCACCATTAGGTCTTAAGAAAACACCTTTGTGTCCGTCACCAATCCATTCAGAAATCTGTTTTTCAGTAATCTTTCTTTCTGATTCGTTCCTAGCAGAAAAGAATGCAACTTCATCACCTTGTGCAATGTGTCTTTTTGCAATATCACAAACCCATTGAACAGGAGTATCATTAACAGTTGCTTTTCTAAATGCAGTCCAGTCGGGTTTAAACCCTTTATCACCATTTACAAGATGTCTTCTATGTTCAACATCTGCAATTGTTCCGTCTACATCAAAAATTATTACTTTATTCATCATGTATATTATACGAAAAAAATGGGCCTATTGTCAAGGCTATATTTTAAAATCTGAATAATCTCTACCCCTATCTGCAACTGGTATATCGTCTGATATAAGGTTTTCTGCATTTTCTATTAGTTCTTCCTGTGCTTCTTGTTCACAATCATAGAGTTTCATACGACTTCTATCAATACCAATTACAAATCTCTTGAATATTGTAGGGTCATTATATCGATTCTTCAACTGTTTTACAACTAACTGGTCAAGGTCTTCAAGTTCGTCACTGGTAATCAATGCAAACATTAGGTCGGCTGTAGCTGGAAGTCCAAAGGATTCCGAAGTGTCTTCGAGTCCAATATCTGTGGAACCATAACCACTTCGGGTTGTTTGGGTTGCAGAGACCATAGGAACATCATACTCAACGGCAAGTCCACGAAGTTCCTCTGCAATACTTTTGACTAGGGTGTAAGAGTTTGCACCTGCGCCTGGTCTAATTCTATGACTTGCACATATATTCAGATAGTCAATAAAAATTATATCGGGTTGAAAATCTTTTTTGATATCCAACTCCTGTAGTAAGTGTCTAAAATGTCCAACATGAGCAGCTGCAGTTGGATACTCTTTGATAATAAGTTTACCTTTTGTTTTGTTCTTGAGTTTCTCAACCTTTTTATCATACATTTTCTTTGATAGGTCGGGAATATCTTTCATAGGAACATTCATGATATTTGCATCTATCCTTTCTGCAATCCTTTCTTCTGACATTTCCAAAGTAATGTATAATACATTCTTGTTCATCATAAGACAACTTGCAGCTTGGTGACACATAAACAATGATTTACCAACACCAGTTCCAGCAAGAACAATATTCAAAGTCTTGTTTGGTAAACCACCCTTGGTAATCTTGTTGAAATATTCTAGGTCAAATGGAATCTTCTCTTCTTCTGTATGATAGAATTCAAATCTATTATCTGAATCTTCCAACTGGTCGTGTCCAATGTGTGTATCAAAGGACACGGAAAGTGCATCTTTCAAAAGCTCTGGTATTTCACCCGTAGACCTTTGTGATTTCTTATCAATCACTTCGATAGAATCCATTACTGCAATATAGATTGCTCTATCTTTGCACCATGATTCTGTCTCGTCTACTAACCAATCTTGAGGAGTTTCCTCACTCTCGAATTTACCAACTATTGATTTTGCATCTTGAACAACCTTTTCATTGATTGAGTTTGCGTTGTCAAGATTTATGAGAAGTGCTTCTTTCGTTGGTGGTTTTGTATACTTCTGAAAGTATGTATGAATTTCTTCAAATACAGTTCTTTCAGTTGTATCAGTGAAATACTCTGGCTTCAGAAATGGGATACACTTCCGTGTAAACTGTTCATTCTGAATCAGATTCTTGAGTATCGTCTGTTCTATTCGTGTTTCCATACTTAAAATATTGTTCTACTACTGTTTCGAGTCTTTCCATTACTTCTTCTGTAAAGTATTTCTCGGGGTTGTTGTTAATGGTCTTACCAAATTCTGTTTTACCATTTGGTAATTCAATTCTTGTTGAAGCTTTCTTGAATATTCCACTTGCAAGTGCAAGGTCAAGTAAACCATAGTATCTATCTAGACCCGTTTCATAATTGAGTCTGACATCAACCATTCTGTTTTCAACGGTCAATCTTGATTTTGCATTCTTACAATGTATAATATTACCGACAACTTCTGTTCCCTCTTTCTCTTTTTTCTTGGATAGATAAATGATAGACGAAGCTGCATACTTCAATCCACTTCCACCACCCATTTCTTTTTGTGGGAACATTGAACCAATTACATCATAAGTGTGATTAGTCACAATCATAGGGACACCTGCCCTACCAAGTTTTAGAGTCAATACTCTAAATGCACCTTTAACAACTTGAGCTCGAGTCATGTCTCGGGTTTCTTTACCCTCGGCAGTATCTTCGATTTCTTTCGTAGTTGATAACATACCAAGTGAATCAAGACACATTGCCATAGGCGGTCTCTTGTCCTCGGGTGTTTCCAAATACTTATCAAGTATGTTGATTGCCTGATTTCTGAATTCTTGAACTGTCACTACAGGCACGATAACAATTCTGTTTGAATCGATTCCTCTATCTTCAATCATTTCTTTACTGATTGCAGATTCGGATTCGAAATAGATTACTGCAGCTTCGGGATTATCGTCAAGGAACTGTTTACACATTCCCAGTGCAAAGTAAGTTTTACCTGTTGCTGATTCTCCTGCGATTGCAGTGATTTTGTTTTTAGGAAGTCCACCATATAGTGAACCACTTAATAATGCATTGAAGATATAACTCCCTGTATCTACGAAGGAATCAACATCTCCAGCTGCAACACCGTCTGAAACGACATTTGCATATTCGTTTCCCGATGCTTTAACTAGGTCTTTAATAAATGACATATACACCTCTCATAATGAATAATATCAGTATAGTATATATGGTGGGATTTGTCTAGTGGGTTTTATCGTTATTTGATAATTCTTTTAGTTTATCTTCACACTTAACCATTTCTTGCAACATGGTTTTTACCACTGACATTTGTGCTTCCAAATGAATGATAAAACCAAAGATTGCAGCTATCATTAAGATATAGAAAATGTCCATTCCCGAGACTATCATAGTTCTACTATACC